TAAGTTTTTCCCATACAAGTCTTTGCATGTCACCCGGGAGTTCGTTTGTCGCTTGACAAAACGAGAGTTTATAGTCGTACGTGTGTAAGGCAATGTAGTCGTCCATTTCATTTTTTTTATACATTTTATTAGAAGTATGTAAACTTAGGTTTCTTAGGAACCTCTAAAATGATTATCTCATTCGCTTCATTTTTAGATATGATATAGTCATTTTCACACATTTTTATAGATGGAGGTTTTTGTGTTTTTATTTCAGGTTTTTGTCGAGGTGATAATAAATTACACACACTCGAATAAAACGAAAACATTACTGTTGTTATTTATGTTTATTTTTTTATATACTAAATACAAGATGGTTTCACTCCAGGACTTACCTAAAAAAGTTCAGTATATAATTATAGATTCTAATTTTGTAAATGGTTCTAATAACACATTCAGTGTAGATCTTACACTTGAATCAAATTTACACTTGGAAGAAATGACACAAGTATGTGGTGTAAAACCAGTTGAATTTTATATAACACAGATAGGTACAAATGATCTAGGAACAACAAACGTCGCAAAATATGTAGATATAGTATGCGACGATATACCAAAAAGGGGTCAGATATTAAATGAACGTAATGGTCAGATTCTCGCTCGTATAGCTTTAGAAAGAAATTTTACTGGAAGTAACAACTTTATAATGCGCGATAAACAATGGAAAGCATTCCCAAGACAGACAAACTTATTTAACCCTATATCTTTACAGAAACTTCATTTTCAAATAAATGAATTCCAAGGTGATAGTGATTATAAAACATTACAACCAGATGCATCTTGGTATATGGTTCTCGAAGTTACAACTATAGACGTTAAGGAAAAACCTATAAACAAAGAGGTTCAAATTCTGGAAGCTTTACATAAACTTATCGGGAAGATAGAGGATCTTAACGTAAACGTTAAAAAACTTCCGGATAAGGGGGATATTGAAAAAATGGAGAAGGAAAAAAAGAAAAAGTACCCCTTGCGTTACTTAATACTCTTCGTAACTATGTTAATAGGTGGGTTTGTATTTGTAAAAAATAAAATTACTCCTTCGATTCCACAACCTTCTTTTTAACCACACGTTTAACAACTTTTTTCTTTGGCGTTTCTGGTGCTGGAGCTGATGGAGCTGCTGGAGCTGCTGGAGCTGCTGGAGCTGGTGGAGCTGGTGGAGCTGGTGGAGCAACCTTTACTGGAGCAGCTGGTGGTTCGATTGCATCAGCTATTTGTCTAAGGATACCATAGACAGTTTCTTTGTGAATTTTTGGTCTTTGAAGTGCTTCTTCAATTTGTTCTCTAACAGAGTCCATCGCGTAATATATATAAAAGAAATATTATCTTTATACTAAATGTTATTCATAGGTCCAACTCTTTTGAGTGGGATAGGTCAGCATTGCAAAAAATATATGAACCTTTTTCCTGGAAGTAAATATATAGAAATCCAAAATGATATACCGAAGTGTGAAAATGCGTTTATATTTGCTTTACCCGTACCATACTGGTTAGATAAAATTCCAGAAATTAAACGAAAAATTAAACACGTGACGTGTATGACTGTATGTGAAACCGAAACAGTTCACGAAGACTATGGTAAACTATTTAAACTTTTTAATAGAATCGCCGTACCCAGTGAATTCTGTAGAAAAGTGTTTAAGAAACAGTTTCCTGATAAAGATTTTTTCGTTATACACGCACATATACCAGATAAGAGACCGTATACGTTTTACCATATAGGTAACGTTCACGACCCACGTAAAAATTTTAATAAAATTATAGAAACATTCGTACGTATGAATAAACCAGATTCACGTTTATTGGTAAAAGCAACGTGTAATCAACCCGTCGAAGCACGAATACCTAACGTTACGTTTATAAATGGTCTCATATCAGACGAAGAAATGGAAAAGATACATGCTATGTGTGACTGTTACGTAAGTTTTTCGAATTCGGAAGGTGTAGGTATGGGTGCAGTCGAAGCGGCTTTGCGAAATAAACCCGTCATTATAACGGATTATGGGGGTGCACCCGAATATATAAAAACACCGTATACGATAAAATGTGAACGCCAAAAACTTGTAAAAGATGATTTTCTATTTAAGGCTGGGATGGAATGGGGTAAACCAGACGAAAAACAATTATGTGAGTTTATGGAAGATGCATACACAAATAAAATAAGGTATATGGAACATCCGAGGACTCATATGTTGACGTGTAAAGAAAATGTATTACAGGAATTCGTCACTGACGTAATTGGTGAGGAAAGTGATAATACCGGTCAAGATAGCACCGGACATGAGTGAGCCTCTCTGAGCAATGAGCATGGCGACGATATCATCAATAAATTTAATATTAGTTGGTTTCTTAAGAAGTTCTGGTACGATTTTTGAAATTGCAAGATAAATTGTCATGGCTATTATGACAGGTCTGAGTGTTTCTTGATCTAACATTTTTTTATAATAAGGAAACATTTATTTTTGGCCTAGTTCCTAACACTTGATTATCTATTCTATGTTTTTTGCAGTAATCACCGCATACTGCTTTGAATGTACACTTTTTTCCTGATAATGTAAATGCTTTACATATATTACGAATTTCGGAAGTATCTTGTTTAGGTGCAGAATCTAAAACCTGTATCGGCTTTGTTTTTTGAGATTCAAGTTTCTTTTTCCTCATTTTATCGAGAATTGCCGCCATTTCTTCTGGTGTTTTTTTACTTGTTTTCAAGGTTTTGGATACACGTAAACAGTCATCGTAAGTCTGGATATTTGATTGATGTTTTTTAGTGAGTACATTTTTAGTATCACTAAAATTCGTTTGAATCACGGTCGGTAGAAAGTATTGCGACATCTTAATTTTTACTAAAATTAAAATAACTTAGGTTAGTAAAAGATGTGGTTCTTTACAAAACTTAAAAGAACGTATAGCTTCACTTTAGGTGAGTAATATAAAAGATAAAACCTTTTGTTTTTAAATGTATCTTAAGTGGACAAAAGAGTGTTATTTATGTGAATGTCCATTAGAACCACATATACACACGAATAGTACAGAAGAACGAATACTTCTTCGCGAATATAAGAAAATAAAACCTATTTTTATGATTAACAATTGTGGATATCTGAAATTTTTTGATATGAATATAAAACGTACCTGTTATGCGTGTTATATAACATCTTACAAAAATATTCAGCCCAGGTCACTTAGAAACAGAGAGTGTGGTCGTATAAAAAATATATATTCAAAACCCAAGTCAAAAACAAAAGATGAATTATTACATTGGTTCGAAGGACTAAAAATATACTTAAGTAAAAGACGCAATACAACATAAATGAGTGAAAGTATTCAAAAACTCACACACGTGGAACATATTTTAAAGCGTCCGGATTCGTACGTTGGACCTGTTTCACGTGTAGCGGAACCATATTGGATATATGAAAATGATAAATTTGAAAAGAAAACTATCATGTATTCCCCAGCACTTTTAAAAATATTTGATGAAATTTTAGTAAATGCAATTGACCGAAACTCTATGTACCCAAAAAATGTAACGTCTATGAGTGTTTCTATCGATAAGGTGTCTGGTGAAATAACAATTGAAAATAATGGACCCTTGGGTGGTATCTCCGTTAAAATGCACGAAAAAGAAGGTTTATGGAATCCAGAGTTAACGTTTGGACATTTACTCACGAGTACAAATTATGATGATACACAGAAACGTGTTGTTGGTGGTCGTAATGGATACGGTGCAAAACTTACAAATGTTTATTCGACTAATTTTTCTATAAAAATTAAAGATGGGGAAAACAAGTGTATATACACACAAGAATGGTCAGATAATATGAAAAAGTGTAATACACCCAAAATAAAAAAGTATTCGAGTGCTACATCGAGCGTTTCGATTACTTTTATACCAGATTGGAAACGGTTTGGTATGACAAAAATGGATGATTCTATATATAAAATTTTTGAAAAACGGGTATATGATGCAAACATTTGTACGTCACAAAATTGTAAAGTAAAGTTTCAAGGTGAAGCATTGGCTAAAGCATCATTTAATACGTATGCAAAAATGTATACAAAATCTGATGAAATGTGTACCTTTACGAGTGATAGGTGGTCAGTGTGTATTGCACCTTCAGATGATGGTTTCGAACACGTATCGTTTGTGAATGGTATATGTACCACAAAAGGTGGTTCACACGTTGATCACGTGTCTGGAATACTCGCAAACGGTGTTATTGAAGATATGGCAAAGAAAATAAAACTTCGACCTCAACAAGTCAAGAATGCGTTTTTTGTTTTCGTAAAAGCAACACTTGTAAATCCAAGTTTTAGTAGTCAGGTTAAATCGGAGTGTACACTCAAACCACAAGACTTTGGGAGTAAGTTTGAACCACCAAAAACGTTTATAAAAAATATTTTGAAAACGAGTGTTCAATCAGAACTCATGGCATTATCGAAGTTTCGTGAAATGAAAGAATTGAAAAAAACAGATGGATCTCGTAAATCAAAAATAACGGGTATTCCAAAACTCGATGATGCGAATAAGGCTGGTACTACACACTCTGGTAAGTGTACTCTTATTATTACTGAAGGTGATTCTGCAAAAACACTTGCAATTGCTGGTCTTTCTGTCGTTGGTCGTGATCATTATGGTGTTTTCCCACTCCGAGGTAAATGTAAGAACGTACGCGACGCGAGTGTAAAACAACTTACCGAAAACAAGGAGTTTAATGACCTTAAAAAGATTTTGGGACTTCAGCAAGGGAAAGTGTATACATCACTCTCTGAACTCAGATACGGGAGACTCATGATCATGACCGATGCAGATAACGATGGAAGTCATATCAAAGGTCTCATTCTTAATATGATTCATTATTTCTGGCCAAGTTTACTCAAACTCAAGTTTGTTGTAAGTATGGTCACACCTATCATAAAAGCGTCTAAGGGTTCAGAAACAAAATCGTTTTATACGGACTCGACGTTTAGGCAATGGTATGGTAATGGTAAAGCTGGGTGGAAAATTAAATATTATAAGGGTCTTGGTACTTCTACGTCTGCAGAAGCCCGTGAATACTTTAAAAAAATAAAAGATCTTACGGTTCAATTTGATACGGATAATTCAATGGATGAATCTATAGTTCTTGCATTTGACAAGACAAAATCAGACTTACGTAAAACGTGGTTACTTGAAAGTACAGAAAAGAAGGCGTCCGAACTCGAAGTACAATATGGAAACGTTGAACGTCTCGGTATTTCCGATTTTATTCATAAAGATCTTGTGAATTTCAGTCTTGCTGATTTGAAAAGGTCAATTGCACACGTTTCGGATGGTTTAAAACCATCACAACGAAAAGTGTTATACGCATGTTTCACAAAGAATCTTACATCTGAAATGAAGGTTGCGCAATTAGCCGCATACGTTTCGGAAAAAACATCGTATCATCACGGTGAAGTTTCGTTGGCAGATACAATTGTAAAATTAGCACATAATTTTACGGGGTCGAATAATATTAATTTACTCGAACCATGTGGTCAATTTGGTACACGTCTTATGGGTGGTAAAGATGCGAGTCAAACGAGGTATATATTTACAAAATTGACTAAAAGTGCGAGAATACTTTTTGATTCTAACGATGACCCAGTATTAAACTATCTCGACGACGACGGTAAACAAATCGAACCAGAATATTATGTTCCCATACTACCTACCGTTTTAGTAAATGGAACTGAAGGTATTGGTACTGGATTTAGTTCGTATATACCACCGTTTAATCCTTCGGATATTAAACAGAATATTGAACGTGTAATTAATGGTGAAAACATAGTACCAATGAAACCATGGTTTGATAAATTCACGGGTCGTGTGTTCAGTAATGAAGATGATTTATGGATAACAGAAGGTGTATGGAAATCTTCGGGTAAAAATATAATAGTGACTGAACTTCCACCGGGGCGTTGGACACAAGACTACAAAGAGTATCTCGACACTCTTATCGAAAAGAAAAAAATTACGAATTACGTGAATAACAGTACGACTGACGATGTTAATTTTAGTATCGAAGGATACACGGGTAACGATATCATAAAAGATTTTAAGCTTCATAAGACATTTCATGTATCAAATATGCACTTATTTCATCCAACAAAGGGTATTCATAAATACGAAAGTCCAGAAGAAATTCTTACCGATTTTGTTAAAATACGAACAGAAACATATAAAAAAAGAAAAGCACATCTTATACATGTCTTAAAAGAAAAATCTAAAAAACTTGAAAATATGTCGAAATTTATTGATATGGTTATTCATGAAAAACTTATTGTTTTCAAACGTAAACGTTCAGATCTCGAACACGAAATGGGAAAAATATTTGATAAAATAGATAATTCGTATGAATATCTCTTGAATATTAAAACGTATCAGTACACAAGTGAAGCTGTACAAAACCTCAGGGAAGAAACAACAAAATCGAGAATAGAGCTTGACACATTACAACAAATGTCTCATATCGATATGTGGAAAAGGGATTTAAAAATATATAAACAATAAGTAGTAAGTATGTGTGATACGTCTGGACCAAATACAGGTTCTATAGTATCCCTTAATGCAATTGGTAAACAAGATACATACCTCTTAGAAGATGATCCTATTCATTCATTCTTTAAGTATGAACGTAAACAACACGCTAATTTTACAAAATTTCATAAAAGTTTAAATGTTAATAAACCAAGTAATTCTTTGACATCATGGCCCTTTGGTGAAACTATAAAAGTTACGTATAATCCTAGAAATATGGGTGACCTTTTAGCAAATATGTACGTAACATTTGAATTACCAGCTTTAACAAGTTCTAATAGTTATTATGCAGATCAAATTGGAAGACATATTTTTAAATCTATAACCATGCGTGTCGATGAAACGGTTGTTGAAAAGTTCCATGGTGATTGGGGAATTATATACGATGAATTATATCTTGATGAATCCGAAAAGAGAACGAAGAGGTACACGTTAAATAGAAATAATGCAGAAGATACATCTTTATTATCCGGTAATCAGTTTTTAGCACAAAATAAATCACGTGTTTATATTCCAATACCTTTACTCTTTTCTCGTAAGTATGAAAGTGATGAATATGAAACAAATAAACCAAATCGTCCTTACTTTCCAACGTGTGCTATTCATAAACAGAAACTTCAATTTGAGTTTGAATTTCATAAACAATCTTTTTTTACAAATGAAACAAATACCTTGACTATAAATAATTTTGATATAGTTACAGAAGAAATAACACTTGAACCGACTGAACGTATTTATATAGCAAATAGAAAACACGTTCTCGTTACCGATATTGTTAAAAAACACCCCACTTTAGATATACCAGTAGGTGTACAAAACGCAAAACTTGAACTTGTTCCAAAAACGCCAGTAAAAACACTTAATTGGTTTTTTAGACAAGATGCATTTGAGAACGAAAATACATATGAAGGTGGTACAACTTTACTCGCAAACGTATTTGCAAATAGGTATAACTTTTCATCAAATGTAGAGTATTCTATTACTAATGAATTTTATAACCCCCCTATGTCAAGTGCTAAAATATTTGTAAATGGTGAAGATGTACCAAATATTCAAGATAGCGATCATAAATATTTCAAATACGTTGTTCCATTTTCAAGTCGTTTATCGCGACCGTTACGAAATATTTATACATATGCATTCTCGATGAATCCTATTAATGTGGAACCATCGGGAATGTTAGATTTTAGTCAGTTACAGTCAAATAGAACTGTTTTAGATATAAATATGAAACAAGGACTTACAAGCGACTATACACTACATTTATATTATGTGGGATATCAAACATTCATTTTTGAAAATGGTATTATGACACTTGTTTAGAAAAAAGTGCATTTTTATGATCATGAATATACTCTATTATATTGTTTTTTATACACCATCTTATGAAATTCAGCTGTGCAACAGTCGTATGTATTTCATTGGATGTACCCGGAACAGTATATGATATCTTAGAAGAACGACAAAATGGGTCGAATAATTTTTTACTGTACCCATCTAAACTTGATTTATATGCACAGTGTACGCTAAATATTTTACCGTCGTTTGTTTTATACGATAAATTGTTTTTCTTTGAATAATTTGTAATAAACCATTCGAGATTTCTTAAAGAAATACCACCCGTTTTATTTAAAATTTCTAAAAGTGTAGCTCTATTCTCGGATTTATTATAAAATGTATCGATCGATGTTAGTAGAATAGCTGATTTATTCATTATTACATTATTCCACGCAATTCTCTAAATCCCTTTCTTGATACTTCACATGCCGGGCACCCCGGTTTAAATATACATTCCGATAAATTATGTGTATGACGTATACCTTCATTATTTTTAGAAACCATTTCTATTGGATCTCTAAGTTGAGGTTGATCTATATGACTCCCACACATTCCATTAAGTTTAGCTTTTGCTGTACATGGAGAACCATCCTTTTTAAAACCTCTACAAAAATTTAATGGGTTTGGAATTTCAGAAAGTAAAAGTTTTAAATTAATAGAATATTTATACGATATTTTTTCCATTATCTTTATGGTACGTCTATATAATTCAGTTTCTACTTCTTCATCCCAAAGTGTTTGTAATTTTCTGGATGTCATATTTTATATACGTCACTATTTTTTAAGCGTTTTGAACATATCACTTATTTTCTGTTGCCCTTCAGTTTCAGCCTCTAGTTTTTTCTTTGGGCGTCGTTTTGGTTTCACACGTGTTAGAAGTTCACCGAATATCTCTTCTTTAGGATCTTCAAAGAGTGGTTCAATTAAATCACACACGGGGTTTAGAAACTTGTTTATAAAATAATAATTATAATCAACTTTTAAATTATTGTCTTTTGCGTATTTTGGATCTTCCGACTTTTCAAACGCCTTTGCTTTAGGATCACCTGTATCAATGAGAATATAAGGTACACGGTCACCCGATTGTGGTTCAGAACCCGGTTGTCTTTCACGCATTTTTCGTACAACTTGAACATGAGCTTGATTAATATCCTTAATATCGGGACTATTAATAGAAACCGAAAACCCTTTTGATTTATACGAATCTGATAAACCCTGACTCAGAATTAGTTTTTCATTAGGTACATCACCTTCAATAAGTTCAATAGCTCTTTGTAAAGCGAGTTCTTTTGGTGGACCGGTATCACTACTTTCTAAAACAACATCAAGGAGTTCTTTACACACTTCACGCATGTGAGGTGTATTGTCCCTTCGTACTAATTGAAGTCCTTTGACGTCTATATAATCCATGTTCATATTACCATCTTTACCTTTTGTCCAAAGTTTTGCCGCGTATCGTTTTTTTGAATATAAGAAATACGGACAATATACCTTTTCAAGTTCAAGGTTATTCGGTGCTTTGAAGAGTTTAGTACACTCTTCCGCAGCGCGTTCACCTATTTCCCAACTATATTCAATTGCTTCCTTTCCTGTACGATTTCCTACATCAAATTCGACCATAACTGAATCCGTGTCACCATACCTTACCTTTGATCCCGGGAAATTCTTTTCAACATACGCTTTTGTTTCATCAATCATACTCCGACCTTTTAGAGTTACCGTTGAGGCAATTTGTACACATGGTAACATACCTTTTGATGCACCTGTAAATCCATATACAGAGTTCATCGACACTTTATACGCCAATTGTTTACCATTATACATTTCTTTTAGGGCACCAGTCGATTGCGCCATGTCCTTTTTAGCTTGTTTACGAAACTGTTTTAGTTCTAGGAGAATACTTGGTAAAAGACTAGGGACATCTTGTGCAAACTTATAAAACCCAAACGTTTCGTATGTTATACCAGGTATATTTTCATATTTAGAATCCATAACCATCGATGAATAACATAAATTATGTGCCATCATAATTGATGGATACAGACCTTCGAAATCTAGCGCTGTTATTGGTGTGTAATAGGCACCTTTTTGTGCGTCTAAAACAGTTGCACCTTCGTATCCTTCTGCAGAATATTGTCCCCATGATATAGTTGGAACCATAAACCCCATTTCACGAGCCTTTTTTGTTAACAAACTAAACACTTTGATTTGTTGTCCTCTTTCTACTAAATAACAGAGGGGAACCCACGTCGCTTTAGCCATCTCTAATAAATTAACAAGTATAGATAATTTTGATAACAAACGGTGAGGTAAAAGTGTATCCTTAATACAATATTCGGCGACTTCACGTAACTTTACGGGGTCTTCTTCAACAAAACGCGCAAACATTTCTTTCGGTGGCATATCAATTTTATTATCACCGAGGTACAGTTTCGAAACGTTATCGAGTTTGTATGAATCAAGTTTATACCCCTTTTTAACTTCATGAAATAGATCGAAAATAAACCGTCCAGGCATCGGTAAAATCTTGAGATCATTGTCACCGAGTGCACTCGAAGACAACTTCTTATACACAAGTTCACATGAATGGTTTTTCATTTTACTCATTTCATAGAATGTCTGATCACACCCTGTCATGACCGCACGTTTCATTATATATTCTAAATCAAACCCGAATATGTTCCAACCTGTTATGATATCAATGTCCTTTTCCATAAGATACTCCTTGAATGCCATAAGCATTTCACGTTCAGTCTCGTAACTCTTAATTATACATCCATCTAAATCTGAATCTGTTTTTTTATAACAAAAACATGTTTTATCATAAGGCACTTCCGAACCAAAATGTGTAAGTGATACAGCAATCTGGAAACATGCATCACCTCTTACGTCTGCATCAGGAAACTTACCCGTTGAACTATTACATTCAATATCTACGGACGCGACTACAAAAGGTGCAGTTTCTGGAATATCAACCGGTTTAAGTGTTTTCCAGTCGTTACAGAAGAGGTCTATATTAACGTGTGCTAAATGTGAACGTACACACGCGTCTCCGGTATCCATCCATCCAGTCGATTGAATATTAGTTCGGTGCATTAACCTCAGAACAGGATCTAAGTTTGATTCGTACACTTTATATTTCACGGATTCATCGGGTAATGTACGTTTTAATCGCCCATTTACCATACGTCGTGCCGCGAGGTTCTTAAAGTTTAATTGCATAAAAATAAATTTTTCATTGTTTTGAAAACCCCAAACATCTTTAGATTGAACGATATCGTAACTTATCAAACATTCAGGGCATAACTTATCAATCTTTGTATATAAATTACGAATATCCATTTGTGATGTTTTCTTCGGGAGTTTCACGAAGAAGTATGGTGTAAAACTGGTCGTAACACATACAGACTTACCTTCGTTTGTTTTACCAAAAATACTAATCAAGTGTTCGTCTTCCGTGTCTTGTGTTTCCCAGGTCAGTACTTGAAACACGACCATTTTTATCTTATTACGTTAACGCCCGATTTTTTTAATATAGTATAGTAGTAAATATGTCAGCTGCTTTGATTGATCTCGTCTCAGTCGGTGCCCAGGACGTCTATATCACAGGCGATCCTCAAGTCTCTTTTTTTAGACAAAACTATAAACGTCACACAAACTTTTCGATAAAACCAGAACGTATGGATTATATCGGGACGTTCCAATCGGGAAACGAAGTTTCCATTCCTATCAAATCGAAAGGTGATCTCTTGAGTTACGTGTGGATTGAAAATACCAATATTAATAGTCGTAATAACGATGCCTCTCTTTTTTCGGATTCGACAGCGACTGAAACTTCGCCAACTGAATTCTCTTTGTGGATTGGTGGTCAAGAAGTTACAAAATTGGATACACTTTTCATTAATACTGTACACAATACGTTATATAACGAATCTTCGGCAAAAGCGTCGTGTGCCATGACGACCCAAGACGGTGGTGCTAATGCATCGAGTGGGAGTTACATAATTCCATTCTTTTTCAGTGAAGATTGGACGAAATCTTTACCACTTGTCGGTCTTCAATACCACGAAGTTGAAATTAGAATTAAATGTAGAAATGGTACATTTGCTCCAAGTACTAGACCAAAAGTATACGGTTCGTACGTATTTGTCGACACAGACGAACGCGAATTCTTTGCAAATGATGAACACGAACTTCTCATTACACAAACACAACACCAACCAATGTCTGCTTCCGATACGTCGATTGATTTGACCTACTTTAATCACCCAGTAAAGGCCGTTCACATAGCTGCGGGTAATAAATCGAATACGGCATACACGTTCACGGATGCGTCTATGCTTATTAACGGTGTTCCACTCTTTGAAAATATGACACACGAATACCACAGAAACGTTGTTCCATCGAGACACTGTTCGGTTCTTAACACTACAGTCGATTTGGAACAAATATATACGTGGCCATTCTGTCTTACCATGAACAAGTCTCAGCCAGCGGGTACCTTGAACTTTTCGAGAATCGATAATGCGAAGATAAATATTAATTACACTGGTTCTGTTGCAAATGCAAACATTGATATGATTCGTGCGTATGCGGTCAACTATAACATTCTCAGGATTAAGAATGGTATGGGCGGTATCGCATTTGGTAATTAATTATTACATGTATATAAGATATGAAGAAAGTGTTATATTATATATTTTCAATAATATTAATAATATACATCATAAATCAATATATTGAATTAGAAGACAGTTATTTTTCATTCAAGAGATCACACCCAAATGGATTTCCTCTTATTGACATTCAAGATGATTTCTTGTCACAACAAGAATGCAAAGACCTAAAAGAATATATATTAAAACACGAACTATTAAATAATGATTGGGGGAAGAACACGATAATTCGTTTTAATACAAGTGAAGATTCTAAAAAAATGTTTCTAGAAAAAAAATTAGAAAAAATTTATAAAATATTTGACAGGATAAAACAACCCGGTACAAATGCATATATTGTCAATACAGCTATACTAAGTAATTCCTATAATTCAGAAAAGTATAATGAAATAAATGGACATTATGATGATAGTATAGGTATACAGGATTGGACTAAACGAATGATATTACCAGTATGTACAACTATACTATATATAAATGTACCAGAAAACTGTGAAGGTGGTAATTTATATTTATCTCCTTTTGGTTCAAGAGGTGGATTAGAAACTAAAACACAATATACACCAAAACAAGGTAGAAAATTAACATTTCGGGGTGATACAAATCATCTTGTTGAACCATTTTTTTGTGAAAATAATACCGAAAAACGAATAAGTTTAGTATTTGAACAGTATAAAATACCAGATAAGTATATGTGCGATACAGATTTTGGTATTTCGCATCATGGTATTTCCTTCGATCGTTAATTCTTACCAGAAGATCCAAAACCTCGTTCGCCACGTTTTGTTTCTTTTAATTCATCAACTTCCTCAATAAGTGGTGTTTCACACTTTTCCAAAATGAGTTGGGCGATTCTATCGCCTTGTTTAATTTCGAACGGTTCACTCCCGTGATTAAACAAGATAACCTTCAATTCACCAGTATAGTCCGGATCAATAACACCAGCACCCGTTTGAATACCGTGTTTTACACTTAAACCTGATCTAGGTGCAATACGACCATACACACCCTGTGGGATCGTTGCACAAATACCCGTACTTACAATACCACGTTCACATGCATTGATCGTCATGTTTTCGATACTATATAAATCATACCCGACAGATCCAGGTGATGCGCGTGTCGGTAAAGTTGCTTCGAGAGTTAATCGTTTAATTCTAAGTGTTTCCATGTTTTTATTAATCTAAGAGTTGT